TAATGCAGACTCCCAAACGATACAAGGTGGAAGCGGGGAAGCTCCGCTTCGTCATTGAACTCCTGCAGAAGGTGGCCACTACTGACGACGCAGGAGGGGAATCCCAGGCCCTCAATACAACGACCCCAGTGGCCACTCTCCGCGCCGATATCAGGGGAGCCTCTTCCAGGGAAGCCGACCGGGCAATGGCTCGTGGACTGGAGGCCACCCATACAATCGAGATGCGCTACTATGCTGGCCTGGACCCAGACTGGGTAGTGAGATTCGGGAGTCGTCTCTTTTCCATTGTTGGAGTAACCAACGTGGACGAGATGAATCGCAAGCATCTCCTGACCTGCCAGGAAAGAACCCCCACTCCAGCCGACCATGTCTGACCTTCGCTTCAGTTTAGACTTGCTAATCCTCTCTTCAGGATGGCTGCTGGCCATCGTGTTCTGCGGACTGTTCATGCAGGCCAAGATTGCCGACCAGACAAAGATGGCCATGCTCGTGTTCTGGAGCCATTCCATCCTGGAAACAATGGGGCGCCGGAATGCGGCTGCTAGAGAGATGGCCGTAGAGATAGTGGCCCTGGCAACAGGGACTCCGCACAGAACACTGTTAGAGCTGGAAGAGAGCTTTGAGGAAGGAGGGGACGATGGCAAACTCGTTTCTATCAGTCAAATTCATAGGGGCTGATGCGATGAAGCAACGCTTTGATCTTTGGGACGCCTCCACTCACAACAGGCTGAAGAAGGCACTAAACAAGGCGGCCCTTGAGCTGATGAACGATGCTAAGAGGGAGTGTCCCGTGGACATGGGGCAACTGAGGGCCTCCATCCGGCCGACGTTTTATCAGAATGGGTTGACGGCAGAAGTGTCCACCAATGTTGGCTATGGGGCCTTTGTAGAGTTTGGCACTGGCCCCCTCGGGCGCGCAACCTATGATGGTGAGCTTCCCTCCGGATACGCCTACGGCCCAGGGGGAAAGATGCCTCCCCTAGAACCCATTCGAGAGTGGTGCCGTCGTCATCATATCGACCCTCGCCTTGCTTTTGTGATTGCTCGGAAGATTGGGAAAAACGGAATGAAGGCGCGGCCCTTCATGTGGCCTGCCTTTGTGAAGGCGCGCAGAACCATCGGGGAAGAGATTGATAGTCGCCTAATGCCAGGGTTCACAGGTGGAGCCTCCAAGTAAAGGAACAATATGCCCTCAGCAGCATGGCCAGTCCAGCAACTTTTTTACTCGACCATGAACGGGGACGCGACCCTTATGGGTCTCATCACAAAGGTCTATGATATGGCCGTCCCTGAAACAGTGACCCCCGTCTTCCCCTATGTCGTCGTGGGAGAGAAGGTGGAGACTCCGGCCAATCGGCTAACAGGCATCGGCAGAGAAGTGGGCATCAGAATTCATATATGGTCCCGCTACAGAGGCAGCAAGGAAGTTGACCTCATCGCCTCTCGCATCACTGATCTCTTTGAGAAGAAGCACCTGACCCTTTCCATGTCCGGATGGCTGTTGAACTCAATCGACCTGGAGATGGTTCAAATACTGGAGGATTCCGTGGACCAGCAGCATGGCATCGTCCAATTCAATGTAAGGACTCAACCGGCATGAAGATAGACCTTCCTTTCAAGATCACCCCCGATTCTACGGAGGCAGGGGACCGCGGATACAATGTGAGCCGCTGGTATGGGCATGAGAAATTCGATTGCCTCTACTGCCCATACGATTCCCTCATTGAGCTGGAAGCGGTCACCCATGTCTTTCAGATTCACGTCGTCAGGGAGAGGGCGCTGAGAGAAGAGCTGGAGGCCTTCATGATGCGCCCTCTTGAAGCTGTGATCTTGGACGAGAGGGGCAAGCCAATTGAAAGGATTAGACAAAGATGAAGCTGAATCTCGGCTGCTGTGACCGGCACCGGTTTGGTTATGTGAATGTAGACTTGTTTTTGCCAGCGGACCAACTGGTAGATCTCTCTAAGCCATGGCCATGGCAGGATTCCTGTATTGATGAGATTTACGCAGCAGACATCATAGAGCATCTGCCGGATAAGAGGCATACGATGAATGAAGCCTGGCGCGTTCTTCAACCTGATGGGCAATTCGTGCTGGAAGTTCCGACCACGGATGGTAGGGGAGCTTTTCAAGACCCTACCCATGTTTCTTATTGGACTCCGAACGATCTGCTATACTACACTTCTGGCGATCCGCACCGGGAAAGGTTCGGCAAATCCTATGGAGTGATCGCCAGTTTTCGAGTGCTGGAAAAGAAACATGTGGAGCTACCGGATAAGGTCTGGAAGCTGTATGCCACACTGGAGGCGGTCAAGTGAAAGTGGTGATTCTCTCGAAAGATAGCCAGAATCTTATAGCCTGTGCTGGGGCAATCCTGGAAAAGGAACCGGAGGCGAAGATTCTGGTGGTGGATGATGGGTTGGACAGCAGGCCTAATGACTCCTCTTGCAGGTTTACTTACGGAAGCAAGCCGTTTGTCTACTCCCGCAATATCAACATTGGCATTAGGTGCAGTCTGGAGGCGGGGGGAGCTGGAGTGCTGCTGCTTAATGATGATGCCTTGCTGAGCACTCCCCGTGGGTTTTCGTTGTTGGCCGCCACTTGTGCGGCAGACCCCGAAATTGGGATTATCAGCGCAACCTGCAACAATGTAGGAAATCAGAATCAGCTACCGCAGAAAGTGGGGCTGCGATTTGAACCCCGCATGGTTTGCTTTGTCTGCGTCTACATCCCCAACAACACGATTGAGAAAGTTGGGTTACTGGACGAGAGTTTCATCGGTTATGGGTTTGAGGATGACGACTACTGTTTGCGTGTCCGTCTCTCTGGATTGAAGATTGCAATTCATGATGGCTGCTACGTGGATCATGCCAGCCTGCAATCCTCTTTTCGTGGCCCTGGCAAACGGGTGGACATGGGGCAGAACGACGCTATCTTCCGTGTAAAATGGGGAAGGGGAAACAAGGAGCTATGATGAAAGTTCTGATTCTTGGAGCC